TTAGTACCAGCGTCTTGTACTCCAATAGCGTTACCTGATGGTGCAATTGTCATTTTACTATGCCTGAGATTAAGTCTTCAAATTGTTCTACTTTTTCTACTCTATTAGGCCAATAAATGTATTCCTTTTCTGGATTTAATTTTAAATTGCTTAATAGTGGTAAAATAGCATTATACAATTTATTTAGTTTTTCTTCTGTTTCAGATGCTGTTGCAGATGCGGTTGATGCTTCGGTTTTAACAGCCTGCACTGCCTCCAATTCATCTTCATCTACAGCAGTAAATCCAAAATCAAATTTATCTAAATCTATGCTCATATTTATTCCTCTATATTCTTATATTTATGCTTTCTAGGTATAGTTTTACTTCTATCTCTTTGAACTTTGTGGCCAAATGGTTTATCCAGGTCGAAAAGAATTTTGTGGTATCGTGTCTCCCGAAACGTCACCTTCATCTTCTTCTTCAAGTTTTTCTGCTTCTCCATACCAGTTTGCTCTTTCGCCTTTATTTTTATTAAAAATTCTATCCCAGTTATCGTTGTATTTTTCTACATCAGTAGGTCTTTGTTTTGAACCTTTACCACCATGCCATTTACTCATTTCTTTTTACCAAATATTGCATCCCACCCATCACGATATTTTTGTAAATCGCCTGGTGAACCTCTTCTAAAATCTCCTTTACCGCCTTCAGCTTGTTGTCGTTTTAATCTAGCTGAATCTTTCATAACATCACGCGGTGGCTCTTGTCCATATACACAGGTTACTTTAGAGTTAGTCTTTAAAGGTTTGTTTCCTATTGTCGGATTTAATTTAAAATCTTCTGGCATAATATTCTCCTACCAATTATGTATCACACCTGCTATAATGAAAAAACATGTAATAAAGTTTACTAATACAATTACACTTCTCATAAATGCAATTATGTTAGCTTCCTTATCATTTACTCCAGCTTTTTCTCCTAAGCTTTTTGCCCATAATCTCCAAAATGAAATTACTCGTTTACCCATTCTATTTTAACGCCTCGTCTAACTAGTTCATTTAAGCATTTTACTCTTAGCTTTGGCTTTGTATTTTTATTATTAATCGTGTCAAACAATTCTTGTTTATCTACGTTTCTAATATAAAATCTTTGTGTCGTGATTTTACCTGTGTTTCTGTCACGCGTTTTTTGGTCAGGTTTAAATTTTACTGGCATAACAATCTCCTATTTTACTCGTTTAATACTACCTTTCAAATCGGCTAAGTATGCAAAAAATTCGACCTGTGGAAATTCTCTTTTTAAGTCTAATAATGCTTTAAGATTTTCCATGTGGTCATCGAATAATCTAATTCTTGCATATTCACCTGTCTCTAAATACTTTTTAAATATGATTGATTTATTAGCTGCGCTATTCTTACCACCCATATTTCCAGCTCTTTCAACATATACATTCTTCATTGGTATACCATGAGCTTCAAAAGTCTTTATAAACAATTTCTTATCGTCCATGTCGCTTCTTGCTGTGACTATAATTACCTTTGAACCTTTTTTGGTTGCATTACTAATTATTGCTTTCGCTTTTTGAATCATTCGTGCAATCGGCGTTGCTGTCTGATAAAATATTTTTGACGATTTAAATTCGCCATAATCCCATTCTTCATCTCTTCCGAGCTTATAAGAATTATATTCTTGTGGAGTTAACTCTTTTATTCTATTTGTTTTTTTATTGAGTACTCTAACACGAGCTTTTGAGACGAACATTGTATCATCAATGTCGAAAATGGTCAGGCCTTTTCCAGCCCGTTCCGCCAAAAACTCGTTGAACTTTTTCATGATACTATTTATAAGTTATCAGAGTCTATTGTCGAGTTCGTCTGTTAAGCCTTCAATCCTTCTAATAGTTACCGATTGTTCGTCTACAAGTTCTTGCAGTTTATCGATTTTTTCTAGTAGTTCATCTAATTTTTTTATTACTACTTCTATTCTTGCCATAATGTTCTCCTATATTAAGCTACTTCTGAAAATGGTATCCAAACTTGTTTCCAAGGGGCATGATGTCCTGAACATCCGATTGCAGAATTGTCTCCACCTCTGCCATCAGTCCAAATGTGTAAATCTATTAGTTCAAACATGTCTTCATCAATGTCAGCTATAAATGCGTCGAAGTCGCCATCTCTAGCAAAATCCATATTTCTTTGAACAACTTTTACTTTCATACCATCTTCTCTAGTTTCCTGAATAAATGCTCTGAAATTTCTGCTACCAATGGTGAATAATACTGTATCACCTTTTTCTATCATATCAGTTCTCATTAAGAAGCACCTCCAATAACCAAGATTAAAGCTACGAATGCGATAGAACTTAGAAAGTCGTTATCTAGCAATCCGTTGATTTTTAGTGTTTGTAATAATTTCATTTTCACTCCTTTTTAAATTATTATATGTATATTATACCAACAGAAAGCTCATTTGTACAGTGTTTTGTCTCCAAAACATGCATGTTTTTTGACCTTTAGGTAAAGGATTTAACGGATTGCATAGATGTCTTGTTGCTCAGTCCAGGTCAAATAACCGTTTTCTTTTAATATGCGGACGGCATTTATATCATCTATGTGTTTGTGTTCTAACTTTATGAATGTAGGTTTAACATCCCAGCTATAATCTTCTAGGATATTGGTTTCGTGGCCTTCAACATCAATTTTTAAAAAATCAATTTGAGTAATTTGATTCTCATAGATTATAGTATCTAGCCTTTTACAAGGAACATCCATTATTTTATCTAAATATGTCCTACTTAAATCGGTATATTCAAAAACTTTTGTGCCTTTATGATTATCAGCTACAACGGAAGATATTCCTTTTATATCTTTATCTTCATGGTCATATTTACCCATTCCCATTGCAATAGTACCATCATAATCAGAGACGGCACAGTTTAATCTAATTACATTATCATAATCAGACATAAATTTATTCATATTATTAAACGGTCGTGGATTAGGTTCAATCATAATTCCATGCCAACCATTTTCAGCTAGCTTTTTACAAGTATCAAAATCACACGTTCCAATTTCTATAAATGTTTTCATTTAGGTATCCTGTTTCTCAATTCTGTTGTAGAAAAAGAGTGGTCTCGACTATTATAATGAATACGAATACCTCGTTGTTCACATATTTCTTTAGCCGTAAAATCTTTATTTAGGTAATCACTTCCTATAATACGAACATCAATTGGTAACGATAAAAAGACATCACATAAATCAGCTTCTGTATTATAAACGATTATATCATCGACATATCTTACAGCAGCTAATTGTAATTGTCTTTCCACTAGAGTTTGTATAGGCTTATTTTTTGAAGCTCTATCCCATGACGGGTCGTTTTGTAATGCAACTACTAGGTAATCACATTCATTTTTAGCTTCAGCTAACATCGTAATATGGCCAGCATGAAGTAAATCGAAGGCACCACAGGTAATTCCTATGGCGCCTTTTGATTCATGTTTTTCTAACCACTTTAACATAATTAACTGAAATGTTTATTTATAGTTTCTATTTTATCTTCTGCCTCAGCAATAAAAGCAACTTCTTTTTCAATAGTTTCTACTATATCGCTGTGCTCTCCAATACCAGCTGGATTTCTGACATAAACTAAAATGTTTGCTTTATGTACTTCGATATCCCCTCGTAATTTTGCTATTAAAGCTTTCATTAAATGATTCATTTTTACCTCCCGAAAAACTTCCTTCTTTTAAATTCTGCAATTGTATCTACAAGAGTAGATGTCCAATTATCTCTGTCCTCAATAAAAACTTGTGGACCTTCATCACCAGCAATACAAACAACTAATTGCTTAATTGGTTTGCCAGTTCTTTCTTCCCACATTATTGCGTATGCAGAACATTGAATAAAGTAATTGGATATCCATTCCTTTTTCTTTAATTTTCTAGATGTTTTCCAATCAATAATTGAATCAACACCTTTCCATTGTCCGACCAAATCTACTCTTCCAGCAAGTTGTAAATGCTTTGAGTATAATGGTGCTTCTTGACAATAAATTTTAGTTACACATTCGTCCAAGATGGGTTGTACATCTTTGAATGTTTGTATGTTATGAGGCATTTCGTCCTTGATATAATCAGGGTCGTTAGCTAAATATTTTTCTATAATATTATGAACCGTAGTACCACGAGAGCTTGCAATCCTTGATACTCTATTGGCTTCTTCTTCACCTACACGAGCTCTCCATTTTTGGATTGCTTCTTCGGATAGAATTTTTAATACTGTTGTGACCGATGGATATTCTTTTCCTTGTGGGTCTTTATAAATTCTTCCTGTATCTGTACTTTCTGCGATTAGGTCATCATAACCTAATTCAACTGGTTCATGTAAAAATTTCATTTCAATACTTTTTTCCAAACATTTTGAATTCTACAAGATTTCATAATCTTATGGAATTTTTTATATAGTTTTTTCATAATTACTCCTATTTTGTTTTTATATTATCTCTAAGCCTAGGGGGTAAATTACTTTTAATTTTGTCTTGCACTTCTTTCCAGCCATCTCCAGCTCTACTCAAAACGGTTTTTCCACCGTCATAATCGATTCCTGGTGCTTTAAGAATTACTTGCTTTAAGTGTGGGTTGTCTTTTAGAAATTGAGCTTTATCAGCAATACTCATCATGTGAGTTTCAATTTTCTTATCGTTTTGATTTTCAAAATCATATATTGGCATTAAACCACTCCGGTATGTTACGTTTGGTCCAGACCATACTGAACCTTTCTTGCTTAGTTTGGTAAAAATTACGGTAGGATTCGACAGCATCTGTACCCCCTAATCCATGTACCACACATTCAGGATTTGCTTTCATAGCTAGTTTGAACATTGTCATACCGCCACTTCTGTTGATATTTTTTGGAAATTTAGCCAAAATATCTCTCAACTTTGTATCTGTTGAATGTGTTTTACCATACCTATATTTATACTCATCACAGAGGGCAATAAAATGCTCATAATGCCAAGAATAATTACAACAGCTTTCTCTCGACCACACGGTACATGGGTGATTGAAATGAACAGCTTTGTAAAGTATATCCTCTCGTTCATCTGGTAACTCATAATATTTTACCATTGTTCTTCCAGACTTTGAAGGCCTTTTGATTTCTTTGCCGTCCAACATTCTGTGAGTAGTAGACAGCATTTGAGCAGATTCCACAATCATTTTGACGACATGTTTATCGCACTGTAATTGTGCTGCTTTTACTGGGTCATTATCTAGTACAAATATATTCATAATATAGTATTATACCACAAGTTTAGTGGAATGTACAGTGTTATCTGTACATTCCCAAATCCCTCCTAAGAATTTATTACTTGTTGCATATCAGCAATATGTTGGTCCATCCTGGTGATTTTTTTCATCATTCTGGCCGCAATTGCGTTTTTCCCTTTTTGTAGTAATTTTCTACGATAATGTAGAGTCTCTTTTCTATCTTTCTTGAGACGTTCAACTGATTGACAATTCATAAATATACTCCTTGTAATAGTTAAAATACTCATAATATAGACTTACTTTGCAATCAATCCAGGAAATGCTTCCTGACAAAGTTTTTTCGTTACTCCAGGGATATTTTTCATATCCTTATCTTTTGCTCTAATGAGTAACTTAGCTTCGGATGCATGAATGCTTTCCAAAAGCTGGACAAATAGGGTTTCTCTTTTCATAGGTTTTAGCTTGTCAGCAATTGCTCCTTTGAAAAAATACTTAAATTGTCTAAATTCTTTATATAGACTACTTGGTGCATGTCCTTCGGGTGCGTCATCTGCTTTATATGGCGGTGTCCCTTTTGGTAGGAGAGATACTACATCATCGTCATAAGCGATTCTGATTACATCTCTTAATGCAGGTGAATCGTGTTCTCTTAAAAACGCAATTCTGTCTTCTTTTTTGGCGACTTTATTCGCCTTTGTTAATACTTCAGATACTAATAGTTTCATTGTTATAAAATTCCTCCACAACTTCAATCAATTGGTTACATCTCTTTTTAATTAAGTAATTCAATACTTTCATTTTCATAGCAACTTTCTGCTCGTTATAGTTATTTATAATGGTTTGCTGGATGTCTTCTGGTACTTCCGTCAAATCAATTAATTTTTTGTTTCGTTGATAATTACGAAACGTCTCATGTTCCATTACATTTCTTAAATTATCTGAATTTTCTAGCCATTCAGCAATTTTAGTTTTTCGTAATGGTGTTTGCTTTTTATCAGTCACAAATGTATCGTCATCAGATAATACATTAGGAATACCATCTCCAGTATCGCCTTTCATAATGTGATTAAATAAATAAGTTCTTGGGTTAGCGTCTTTTACCATTTTCTTTTGTATAGGGCTAAACTGTTTTACATTATTGTATTTTTGTAATTGAATAAAATCTTTATCTGAGGAAACAATCATCATTGGTTCGCCTAAACCAAATTCTTGTGATTGTAATACTAAGGAAGCAATAATATCGTCTGCTTCGACTCCGTCCATGTGAATAACTTTATAAGGTAAGTTTTCCTTAATTTCATCTCTAACCAAATGTAGAATTCTAAAAATCTCATTCCAATCTTGGTCAGATTGTTCTCTTCGTGTTTTTCTTTTTGCTTTGTAATATGGATAATAATCTTTACGCCAGGTATTCATACCATCAGCACATATAACCATTTGGCCATATTCGTCTCTATATTTTTTGTTGTACATTCTAATAGAGTTTAAAATCATATGACGAATCATATTTTCATCATTTAGTTTTTGCACAATAATGTTGCTTAATGCAATTTGTGAATAATCAAGTAGTATCATCGTAATCCTCGTCATTAATAAATTCGGGCTCGAAATGAATATCGTTCTTATTGAGAGCTTTCATTGCTTTTAGTTTAACATATAATCTATCTAAATCTTTTTGTAATCCATGCTCTTGGCCTTTGAATCTTAGCATCATACTATATAATAGGTTTACTAATACTAAAGCATCTCGTCCTTCTTTTAGATTTTCATCTCTTAATTCAATACCAGATATATTATAACCTTCAGGTGTTTTACCAATTTCAACTATTTCTTCATCTAAACAGTCAAATAAATGTTGAGATATTTGGATTAAATCATCGTGTATTTCGGCAATTATTTCATCTTGCGATTTAATACGTTTGATTTCTTTTCCAGTAAATATGTTAATTACTTGTCCCATTATTATAGTATTATACCAGGTTTTAGTTGTTTTGTACAGTGTTTTCTTACAGGTTTTTTACTGTCTGTCCACCGATTTTACATGAAATAATTCCATTGTAATAGTCATCAGTTAAAAGGACTTCCCTGTCAAATTGCTCCTTTGCTTCCATATATGCGCATTCGCCTTTAGTCTTACATAAATGAATTATTTCTCTATGAAACATTTCATCACCTTGTTTTTCTACATCAGCTTTCAAGTGTTTATTTGAACCATAATAATTACGCCAATCACTTTCGACTAAAAGTCGTTTTCTGCGTTTTCTAGTTTTTGTGATTGGTAAAGTTTTCTTTGACCAAAAAAACTTTTTACCGATGTATTTTTTTCCTGTAGCACGATTTGTAATACAGTAAACAAACCCGTAATAATCCTCAGAGGAAAACTCCTCTGGTGGACTCCACTTTCGACCATTGTATATCCATTCCATATATGTATTTATACATCAAAATCAAGCTCATCTGGTTCCTCAACAGCTGTTCCACAATGTGGACAATAAATGGGGTCTGGTCTTTCTTCTAAAAAGAAAATTCTAGTTTCTGTAAAACAGAATTCGCAATTATGTGTATACCAATGGTTTGGGTTTGTATCTGACATTAGGTCTCCTTATCCTAAATGTTCTTTTAACTCGTTATATCCGCCAATTTTATTTCCGTCTACAATAATTTGTGGAAATGTTCTTGCAGTTGGAAATGTTTCCATCATTTCTTCTCTTGTAAAATCTGTACCAAAAGATTTGTATTCATATTCTAAACCTTTTTGGTTACATAATGCTTGTGCCATATCGCAATATGGACACTGTGGTTTTCCATAAATCGTAATCATAATGTCTCCTCTATTTACTCCTGTGTTAAATATCCTGATTCTACTCCAGTAGGATATCCTTCCCATAAATTAAATGCAATTGCTCTTCGAGTTCCTCTTGTAACTTGAGAAACTCTATGATAATGGTTTCCAGCTTGGAATATAATAAGTCTATTATCTTTTGCTTTTACAACTTCTGGTTCTTTGTCTCTACCATCTGTAAAAATTTCTAGGTTACCACCATCAAAATCTTGACCTGGAGGATAATAGATTGTACCAATTAATGGTCCTACTATATCTCCTGTTTTTTCCCATAATTCTTCATCTTTATCAACATGCATTACTAAATCGTCTTTCCATTCATCATCAATATCTTTTGCAGTTTGAATACCTGTCCAATATTCAAATCCTTTAATATTCCATTTTTGTGAAATAGGACATCCATCTGACCAAACCCAATCAATAAGTTTTTGTGTTGTATTTTTTGGAGGTGTTGTCCACCAGCCTCCCCACCATTTATAAATGCCTGGGTCTTTAAACATCTCGTCTTGGTTATCTTTAATTTCTTTTAAGAAATTTTTGTCTGTAATATAATCGTCAAATATTGCTATCATTTTGTTAGTTCTCCTATTAAATAAAAAGAAGCCAACATTAATCCGAAGACTCC